TACCTATTGTTTGCGCACGACGTATGCGAGAGAGAATCTGTTCAACCGGATTAGGTGGTTCCCCAAAATTTGAATTAGCCATGCTCCTAATCCAGGGGTTTATTTGTTTGTACATTTCATCTCCAGCCGCACCTCTAATCGCAGTTTCTATTCTTGAATCATTAGCCAATTTATGTAGATCTATTATAGTTTTTCTCCACGCGAGATCGTGTGCTATGTTTGAAAAAGTTCTAGGGATAACATCTAACTGCAAAAGTGGTTTATTGTCCCCAAAGTTTTCGCGCTCAAATGTATGAGAATGTAACGTCATTGCATTAGCAAATTTATTTCCAGACAATAATTCTTTTGTGTTAGATAACCGAAGTTGCTCGTCAAGTTGATTGAGAGAGAATTTAGTATCTCTAACTAATGGATAATACCCACCATTTATGATCCCATTAGGAGTGACAAATCCATCTCCTGTTACTCTTTCTGGAGCAATCCCATTGATTGATTCTTCATGCGCCTTGATTCTCGGCCACCAGGATTCAATGTAATCTCCCATATCGTTGATAAAATTTATATCTCTCGTGTCCAGATGGCTGGAGATTTCCATAATATGACTATCATTAAGACCCCAATTTTTGAGTGTAGATCTGTTGTATTCATTTCGCAGATTAAACCCGACAGCAAGAATTTCCTGCCTAGTCACATTAGGATGTAAACCTGTTCCTTTCAAAGATTTAATATAAATCTTGTTCCTGCCAAAATCCGCTCTTTCTTCTTCTGTATAATGTTTCTCAAAAACTTTAAATGTATTTTCTACAATTTCTCTTCTAAAATTATTTTCTACTTTTTCTGACTCTACTGTCGGCTGGAAAAATGATTGGTGAAATGGCCCAAGATTTTCATGACCGTCAAGATGTCTGAATATAAATTCAGGTTTAATATGAGCAGCAAAAAACCCTTTCCCGCCAGAGACAATTCTATCTTTGAAATTAGGATGATAATCTCTTGGCGGTATGGTTAAGTCAAAATGCTTACCTGCTGTATTAAATAATAAATCTCTTAATTCATCGAACTGTTTATATTTCGCGTTAGCTAACATCTCTCCATATTGCTTACCAATGCGATCTATGGATTGAATAGAATTTATAACGTCTCTCAGTTGATCTGTTGTTAATTTTTTATAGTCTTGTTTGTTATTTTCGTTTAAGATCGCGTCTGAGAAAGCAGGTTGGTATCCTTTTTTCTTTTGTTCAGTAACCCATTCACTTAGACTCGATGACTCTGGATCTGGTACATTTTCGCCTAGTCCAAAACGAGACATAAGTGAATCTATCTGATCCAAATATCCTTTCCCGTACTTACCTACTTGCATTCTCACTGGATCTTTGTTGAACCGATTGACATATTTAAGATCATTTCCAAGTTCTTCTTTAACCTCTACCGCCTTACGATAGAGCTCTCCATTTAATCTTTCTTGCTTCTTTGCTTCTACAACAGCGTCCATGTCTAACTTGGCCAAAGCCTCGGAAGCTTCTCTGGTTTTTCTTGCCTCAGTTTTAAGATACTTGTCAGGATTAAGATCCTCAAATGCAGTAGAGCCAATCTCTTGTTTTGCTTGTAATTTAACTTGAAAGTTTGGTTGTAACTTTTTAGTTGTACTGCGAATCATATCCTTTAGAACTGGAAGGTCATTTGAGACAAGATGCTCCATTGATAATCTGGTAATCTCCTGTCTCTTTTCATTATGGATCGCTTTCATTGCCTCCTCTGAAAGATCTATTGGCTTGGTAAGATCTGGATGCTCGAAGTGCATTTTTGCATCTGTAAGCCGATCAATAAAAGATTTTGGATCTCTAGCAATTTTAAGCCCTTCAATTAACTCTTCTCCAGAATCGTAACCAAACTGTCCAGCTGCTTCATCCGCTAAAACCCCGCCTTCTGCTGTAGACGCTCGTGGCAATTCCCCAACTATATTTTTGCCGTATTGCGAAACCAACTCTTCCCTGTTTAATTTAAACGTAGGAACGCCAGTATAAAGCTCAGACCCATCTGGCATCCTACCAGTTGACAGAACCGAAGATGCAATGAACTCAGGTCTAGCATTTATTTCCTTTTCTACCTTATCCCGAATACTTTTTCTTTCTGCGCTTTCAAGTGTTCTTCTTTGCCTATTTTTATCTTCTATAATCTTCTCACTTAATTGTTTAGTGGCAGCGTCCATCCAATCTTGCTTAGCTCGTAGCAACCGTTGTGCCTTTTCTCCTGTCATGCCAAGTGTCTCTGGATTGTCAACAGAAGAGTAGAATCCTTGATAATCAAGAGCCTTCTCAAGTTCTTGTTTTGTTATTTGTAATGCCTCTGGCAGAGGTTCTCCTGCTTCAGGTATAGTTATAGGAGCAGATTGCTCCGGTTTTATAGATTCTTTTGCAACTTCACTTACAGTATCATGAACCTTTTCAAGAAACTCTCCTGATTGTTTTGCAGTTTCTCCATTATATCTATCCTTCGACATAGGTTCCAAGTCATCAAACAAAGGATTAGAAAATAACTCAGACATATATTTTCCAAGAGGAATGGATAACTCTCCTCCTCTATTTTTTTCTTGTTGGTATGCCTTTCCTTCATCACCCATCAATTTGGCGGCCATCTCGGCAGGAGGTATACCCTTCGCTGCCAAAATCTCATCGAAATCTTTTACATTAAAATATATCTTAGCATTTGGATTGATTTGAGAAATCATGTCTTGAGTCATTCCTGGAACTCGTTTTGCAAGTTTTCCTTCATTCAATGATTTTTCAAGAGCATTCTTTCCCTCTCGAATCAATTGAATATTCTTAATATTTTGCAAAGAATCATTTGTTTTATCTGTAATTTCTTGAATCGCTTGTACTGGATCTGGACTAAAGAGTTTTCGATACGCGCTGAATCCACCTTCAAAAACGACACCTTGAGACAAGCCGCCATAAAAGTTATTCATTATTTTATTAAAATCAAAAGGGAGATCTTTGCCAACCTGCTCAGCCGCTTCTCCTCCCGCAAAGACTCCAGCCATTTTACCTACATCAACTGCCTTGCCTACCAAACCTTTGCCGCCAGAAAGGAATGGCAAACTTGCGACAGTAGCGGATTTTATCAATCCACCTTTTATGGCCTGATTTCTCATTTTAGAAACAAAGTCTGGATCGCTAAAGGCTTTCTCAATTGACAATGGATCACTCTGATCTACATTATTTTCTTGTAAAAATTCATCCATAGCCTTACCAGCATTAGGAAATAAAGAACCTAAAGCAGAGCCAACAGCGAATGCGGCTTTCTTGCCAAGAGGGCTAAGTGCATCACCTATAATTGATTTTGCAGCTGATTCACCTAAGCCACCACTTAGCATCATGATTCCAAGATCAACTGGACTGGAAGCCATTTCATAAGCCGTTGCTTTATAATTTATACCTTCTTGCGAAACCCGATCCAGAAGTCCTCCAACTTGACCAATTGCCCCATTGGCGAAATCGGCGAGACCTTTTTTAATCTGCCCATTATATACTTCATCTAAACCCGTAAATGAAGTTATATCAGCTAATTCCTTTCCAGCAGAAATTTCTTCCAATCGCTTATTTTTTATTTTTACATACTCAGGAGCCTCTTCCTGAATACTTTGCGCCATCATGTTATTATATGAAATTCCGTCTCTAATGTCTTTATCATCGAACAATCCTAAAACTTTAGCGGCTTGCCATAGATGTTTTTTAGTATTGTACCAGCCAAGCAAAGGAGCATCTACAAAAGATCCTTCTTGATTGTAATGGCTTACAGCAGAAGAAACATTTTTTAAGTTCTCTATGTCATCATGTGCCACAGAAGCATTTATAGGATTAGAGAGAAACTGAGAGAGACCTTGGTGATTATTAACAAGATCATTGTAATCAGTCCCAAGAACTTTTTGTTTTTTGTCAACTTCTGGATAAGAATCTGCAATCGTATTCGGAGCAAGACCTGTCTTTGCAGATAACTGTATAACCTTTGCCTGTTGATTTGGCTCTGATTCTGTTCCCGCAGAGATAGACTGCTGCAAAACCTGTTTTTTAGCCTCTAATTCAGGATTCTTATCATTATCTAAAAGTGCTTGTAAGTCTTGCAGTGACATTATTGACTCAACATTAGTTCATTGAATTTATCTACCATTGATTTATCAGAAACCGGTTTGCCTTCTTTTGCCAATGTTTTCTTTAAAGGTATAATATATTCTTCTGGAATATCTCTTAATTGCAATACTTTAGGTGATTCACCTGGTTTATATTCAAATAGTTTTTTCTTAGGATTCAATTCGTACCATTTCATTTTGCTTGGATCAAATGCAGCTTCAATCATTAGTCTATTTTTAATTTGCCGCCTTTCTTCTCGATTAGGAGGCAGCCCCTTATTTCTCGGATCTGCTTCATATGCAGAGACTTCTCTGTCTATTGCAGATTTATACCTATTGATTGTATCAATATTTCCTTGTGATGTATCTTTTGGATCATAACCATTTTGTAATAAAATAGAGTTTGTTTCCGCTGTGTCAGATCCATAAGCAGATTGTTTTGCGATTACAGTTTGATCTTTTTTTATTAAACCAAGTTGATTTTTGAACCATATATCTTTATCTGCTGAAGATAATTTTTCATTAGCATATACATCTTCATTAAGAAATGCCTTTGGGTTATTTGCAAATTCATTTTTAAGTCTATTCAATTCATCCGTATCAGTCTCATCTGCACCTTCAGCGGCTTTATCTAAAGCCTTAGTCCTCGCGGCAGACATTCTAATTTCCACATTAAGAGGAACAGAATCTCTGTCACCAGTTTCCCTGACCTTATGGTAATATTTTATAAATGATTCTTTATCATATTGATCTGTGGCGCGTTTATGTTGCTCAAAATTATGATCTACTATTTGAGTTGCTTTGTCTCTTATGTCAGAAGGTAAATCTTTTAACGCTTTTAATTGCGATGAGTAACCAGTGTGCTTTGAAATTATTTTATCAGCAGCAGCGTAGGCTTCATCGCGAATCTCGCTAACATCTAACATAGATTTCAAGTCATGCAAGTCTCCTCTGTCGAACTCATCTTCATGCTGATAGAAATATTTCTTTGCATAATTGTTATCTCCGCTATCAATAGCGGCCTGAGTGATTGTCCTATTGAACTCACTCAATTTGGTATCCATATAACTTTTACGTTCTTCTCCAGTGTATTTTCTCAGATCCGCATTTTTATCCCAGTTTGCTATATATTTTTCTCTTGGGCCACCAGGTCCTTCAATGTAATTTCCATCAAGATAATTATGATAGATATCATTCTTTATATTATCTGAAGTTGATTTCGCGCCTTGCTCTTGTGCTTCAAATGTTTTTTTAGCGAACTGTCTGTTTAGATTAACATCCAGATGATTGAATTGCTGCCTTGCAATTTTCGCATAAGCTAATCGTTGATCTTCATTGGTAAGATTATCATCTTGAATCTTTTGAATGCCATCTTTATATTGTCTGACATAATCTCCAACCAAATCTTTCTTCTTGTCTAAAAGATCTTCATTTTTTCTTGAAGCAAAACCAGTCTGCGGATTCCATAGCAGTTCATTCTTTAATGCTATTGTTTTGGAATAAGCATCTTGAACTTTTAAGATATCTGCATCATGCTTCTCGCGTTCCAGAAGATTGCCAACTTCACCTTCCATCCCTTGAATAGCGTTAGTGGCCTGCTCTTGTGAACGCCCACCGCCAAAGGCTTCCAAAGGTTCATTGGCAGGCACACGTATAGAAGGAGTTTCAGTTTCTCCTACATGTTCTTCATATTTAGGTACATCAGTAGCCACTTAGCGGAGACTCCTCTTCTTGACCTGAACTTCTATCTAAAATAGGAACACTATGCTTACCCTGGCTAAACCAATCCGCCTTGTAACCCCAATAAGCTCCCTTCTCGAAATCGGATAAACCAGAAGCTGCTCCGCTTAGAATAGTGTTCCTAACGGTGTTTGCGGCAGCCAATTTTGCAAATCCTGCTTTTGACGCTTCTGTTTCACTCTCAACTTTAAATCCCCATGCCTGACGCCATGCGTTATTCCTAAGAGTCATAATATCCTGGCTAGCTTGGTGTGCAGTATCCTGCAAAACATCCGCAGTCGATCCAGGACCGACTACAACGCCCTGGCCAGCGAAACCTGCACGTTGCGCTCCTTTGATCTGCTTCTCACGCATCTCGGTCAATTGTACATTACGTTCACCTACGGCAATAGCCTGCTCAGCCTGTATACCGGCAATCTGCGAGTTAAATTGGTATTGATTGGCTTGATACTGACCTTGGATACCAACGGCTCCGGCCTGCTCAACGCTACCAGCAACGCCAGAGATACCTTTAACAAACTGACTCGAAGCCAAAAGAGAAGTAATATCTCCCATTATCCAGCCCCTTTCACAGGTACATAACCAGAAGGATAAACCGCTAAAATAGATGCTGGCAATGGATCGACCTGCCTTATAAATATCCTACCATTATTATTCCAGGTAGAGTTAATTGGAATAATTGACACATCTGTTGAAAGGCTAACCGGTTGATCATAATCTTCAAATTGCCTCATTCTCACTTCATATAAATTTTTCAATGGATCACTATCTGTCGCAGGCTCACCGCCAACGAATAAACCGCGCGTGTTTTCAGTCCTAACCGCTACCTTACCAATAAACTTACTCTTGTCAGCCACTGTCTCACCTTGCGCAACATCAATATCTAAAGTTTCTATGTCTGAAATGTACGGCAAACCAACGTGAATTTTAGCGTAAAATTTGTCTAAAGTAATAGTATCTCCTGACACAGTAACAATAGGATAATCTGAGTTATTAGGATTTGCCACAACAAACCCATCTGCAAGTATACTAACATGCTCTCCAATGAGATGATTAAGACCGCTCATGGTTTTAATGGCTTTCGCCCAAGTGGTTACAGGTAGAGTAACCATGGTATTATCAATCACTCTGTCGGATAATATTGTTACAACAGTTGCTGACGTATAGATAGTTATTGCGCATCTTACAATCAATCCATTTGATAAAGTTATGGATATCGCCTTTCCAACATCTGAGGATAAAAAATAACTTGACGAAGCTGTTAAAATTGCGGCTTGATTCCCTAGACTTGAATCTGCAAAATCTAGGCTCATTGTTATCGCTGTTGTATTAGTGCCGTCATAAGTAACGCATGAATCAACGAAAATTGAATCTGTGATATCGGTTATCTTTCTCGTCGCAAACCTTTCCACATATCTAGTAAAGCGATCTCCTATCTGTCTCCTAATGACTAAATACACGGAATCTTCATTGCCTTCAGGAACACAACAAATATTTTCCACAGTTGAAGGAACTTTAGATAAAGCCGCATTTGTCGTTATCGAAAAATCATGCCTATGCCATGCGAATATCTGATGCTCTCTGACATAAGTAAGACCAAGTAATTTACCGTCACTCCTTGCAACCCAGACAATAGAATGAGGGATTAACTGCAATCCCCAATCAACCAAAGTGTAATTATCAAATAGATGTGCGGAGAAAATAGTAAGATCGTCTCCATGATACCCATCGACGCGAATATCATATTCTAAATCTCTAATGATGTTTCCTCGCGCCTGACAGTAGATCGCCGTATTATTGATAATGATAGGAGCGAGATTTTCGACAGATCCGTTATAGCTCTGTTGTTTAGGATTTATTCCAGTAGGTGTAATAATACCTGAAGTCCCACCTAGAATGGCCCACTCTCCTGAAGCAGTAAAAACAACCATTCTGCCAAGCAATTCAAGAATATGCCTGATATCATTTACTTGTTTCCCAGCGCATTGAAATGTTATTGCGTCATCATCTTGCAATGGAACGCTTGTTGTAAAATTATGGAATAGACTTGTCTTTGACGCCCAAATAGTTTCAGGATTATTTGTAGAATTAGCGAACATCAATCTTTGCTGAATGTAATTGCAGCAAGATGGTAAATTCCCACCACCTGTTAAGATGTTACTTCTTACGCGAGGAGGACTATCTGTCACATCAGGAATGACACCGATATCACTAAAATAAGGAAGTGCAACACCACCTGCTATACCAAGGAAACCAAAAGCACCATTTAATTTTCCATACACATCATATTCAACTGCATTTGCGACTGATGTCCAGGTAAAATTTACAGGAGCACTTGGTGTCCCAGGAACGTCACCGGCAGTACTTACATAAGTTTGCGTAGCGGATGGCAAACTTTCTTCATATGTATCTTTTTGAACTGTGGTTACTTGATATTGATTTAACGTTCCAGTATTTGTTGCAAATGTAGTTGGAGGTTGTATAATGGGTGCAAAAGTTACAGTAGTAAATGCCCAATTATTATCAGCCGTTCTTTTTAATTCCGTAACAGAATACAAAGGATGAGTAAGAGTAATTACATCAGCCGATTGCACGAACTTTAAAAGTGGAAGATCGGTGTAAGCATATTGAGTAGTTAATTGAAAAATTGGTTTTATATGACCACCGGATGTGTAAACATGATATCCAGTTGAGTCTACATAGTTACCATTCACATATTTTAAATTAAAGGTATCAGCGGTTTTGTCAGATACTATAAAAAACAAACCATTTAACTCTGTCATCCCGGCTATACTTGATAAGTTAACTTTGTCTCCATTTGAAAAACCATGAGCGACAGAAGTGATGACAGCAGGAAAGGCTTGTGTAATACCAGTTATAAGTTTATCAGGACTACTTGCGACTACATATGATCCATTCTTTATGACTCTTAAATAAAGATCGCCAAATTCAAGTACATATGTTTGGCTGGCATTGAAAACAAAAGGAATGAGCCTGACTGTCTTTGATGAATCTTTTACTTCACCTACAAATTTAGTGCCCGGGCGATTAGAAACACCACCGTGGCGCATAACAAAAAAATTACGGCATGTTCTAAGGCCAGCGGCATATTTTGCAGTATCAACTCTCGCATAGAGCGAAGGAGTGATTTCTCCTCCAGAGAAACTCTTTTCTGAAAAAGTAGACATTTATTTTACTCGCCGCCGCCATACAACTTTTCGGCTATAGAATCTAAATTAGGCATTCCTTCAACGGCCATATCTGTAATCTGTAAACCCATGCGTTTTTCAGTGCCTTCATCTTGTACTTCTGTTTCACTTAAATCAGTAACTTTCGCTATTGCAAGGATCTTAACTTCAGAGCCAACCTCTGGCATTTCTTCTAATCCCAGTTTCTGCAATTGCTCATCTTGAAGTGTTATTTTTAAACAATATGGATAAGTTGGAACATCTTCTGGCCCCATAAGAGCTGTTTCAGCATACTCTTCATTATCTTCCATTTTCATATTCACGAGTTCCATATTAGCTCCTTGCTCTTATAAATTCACTATCAGGAACTTCTTCGTCCTGGTTTTGATTAATGAAATTAGATTCCGCCTTAGACCCTTCCATTTGATACATCTTCATGGCAGTGTCGCCCTTTTTAAATGGATCTCCACCTGTGATCCCAGGTGCGACATAACCTGCCAAGCGCATAGCTAATGCAATAACAAACTGAGGAGAAAATACTTGGTTTTCAGTAACCTTCTTTGAATACTTTCCAATTGCAAATTGCATGTCAGTATAAATTTGCATTCCTGTATCTGAAGCAATGATTTCAAATGGAATGCGACTTTGACGATTATCATTCCTTGTCCCGCTAAGTATTTTCCTAAAACTAATACAATCACTAGGATATTGGTAAGAATATTGCCATTCTTGAAATGAATCTGCAAACTCAGACATCGGCGCATTTTCTATCAGTTGCAAAGAAGCGTACTTTGTTGTGAAAGGCCAAAGGAAATCTGACTGAGTCGATTCTAAGGCAACATCAAACCAAGTGCGACATATTGCCGCTTCTTGACTTCTGTCTGTGTCTAAATCTTGAATCTCATGCCCTATCCCAAGGAAAGAAATCGCAAGATTAGATATTTCAGTATTTGTTGACATTAAGTAAACTTCCCAATAGCAACAGCCTTAACATTAGCTCCGGTCGTAATAAACCAAGGCCCGCGCCTACTTTTTAAGTTTAAAAAAACATTTATAGGTTCAAGACTTGTCACAGATGCCGTTCCGCCAAAGAATACGATGAAAGTTTCGTCATCTCCATCCTGTAATGTGACACTATTCGCATTTAAGGTTTTAGGAATAATAACAAGGCGTTTAAGTATATCTCCTATCCCGAGACCATTTCCTATCGCAGTAGATGCTGTACCTTCATCGAATACTTTATAGTCCATGTCATATAAACGTTCAGTTACCTTCCAATCGACAATTGAACTTTTATTGAAAGTCAATCCATCGTTCTGGTAAATAATATCATCCCACATACTAGGTAAAGATACTGGAGCGATAAAAGTTTGCTGACCTGAAAAAAATATAGGACCTAAATTTAGATCCGTTGCTATAACTGTGGTCCCCAATGAAACATAAGAACCACCTTCTTTTTTGACATAAGCTTGCACTGTGCCAAGATTATTAAATTTAAAAAGAAATGTATATGTTATGCCAAACGTAAATGAAGTTACTGGAGTGCCTCCGGCGACAGGATTACCCCCGTAATCATATAGTGTAATTGTAGGTGTTTCGCTAACAACTACTATTGAAACTGCATTGGCATAGTCCAGCCCAGTCGTTTTCTTTAAAGATGCTACAAAGACACAATCTGTTAAACCTTGCGGAGTAGAAAAATCAAACTGTAAAAAATTTCCATTAGTAGATACTAAATTTGTATTTGGTATTTTTATTTCAAAGCCAAGTGCATTAGCAACTACTCCCGATCCATAAATACTTAACTTATGGTTTTCAATTACAACATTACCATTAACACCAGAGACAATATCTGTTACCCACATTTGATTACCGATATTGTCAAACCGTTCTTTAAACAAAACTGTCATTAAGTAAATCTTCCAACGGCAATGACATGAACATTTGCTCCAGTCGTCACCTGCCAAGCGCCGGTAATATTCATCATTCTAAGTGGAATAACGAATGTCTGAAGATTTGATAATGTCCCCGCTACAAAAACATTGACTGCCGTGTCAGAACCGTCCTTTATAGCAACGGTCCCAGCAGCAGTTGTTTCAGGAATAATAACAAGATGACTGAGAAATTGAGTGGAAGGAGTCCTTGTCGCCGTAATTCCTGGCCCTAATATTTGTGTCGTTTGTGAAGCCGCTACAACTTCATAGTCCCAATCTTGCTCTTTTATAAATGGTCCCATTTAATCATCTCCCATAAAGATTAGGTCACAAGCCCCACTCCCATTTCCTTCGTAAATCATACATCACCCCACTAATGTAGAAGCGTCCATCGGCTCACTAAAAGGCCACGCACATAGTACGTGGCCTCATTCTACTTTAAACTTACTTCGCTACCGGAGCGTCCGCCACAAGGCCAAGGCTGGTAGCCAAAGCACCTGCGACAGATAACTTAACCGTATCGCTGATGGTTACGACACCCGCACCTAAGTCGGCATCCGCTTCAATCAATATCTCACTATCTCCTGGACTATCCGGCGAGACGAGGAAGGCAGACAAACCATCCGCCGCAACATCTAAAGTGGCAGACCCGCTGGCAACGGACCATACAGGTAAACCATCCAACTTCGCGGGCTTTCCGGTCGCAGTCACCGGCGTAATAGATACTTTCACTTTTTGTTCGTTTGTGATCGCAATTGATAATGACATTTTCTTATTCTCCTTTAGGGTTATAGGACCGATTTTAAAGTCGAAATGACTTTGTTTCTTTTTCTTCTTATCTTTAAAGAAAAACTCACACACTAGCTTTCTCATTTGTTTTTAATCTTTCGAGATACACTTTCCTGAAATAAATTCAATTCATTCCGTAAGTCTCTTGCAACAGCCTCAAACTTGTCAACTATTCTTTCTAAGGATTTGGCCATTCCATCCTGATCGCCCGCCAGTTCTTTTAAGAATATCTCATTTGTTTTTGAAAACATTAAAGTATCGCTCAAACGTGCGTGATCCTCCTGTTTAAAGTTGCAAGTGCTTTTTTGGACCGCTTGGTGATCTTCTTGACGAAATTCGCATTCCAATTGTTGAAATTGGTGGATCTTATCAAGGATCTGTGTCTGTAACTTTCTGATTTCTGATTTATTATCTTCATGGTATTTCTTCCGTGAAAAACTTGAAAACAGTGAATGCACCATAAAAGCAACAAGATTAAACAGACCGAAAATAATCCACTGGTCAAAATTCTTAATGAAAGACGCCGTTTCATTCAAATAAAAATCCTTAAAACTTAAGGGCGGCCCACCCCACTAGCACCGCCCTGTGTGGTCAAACTACTTCTTCAGTTTCTAAGACTTCAGACTTCCGGTTCATCTTGGCGAATTTCTTGGCTTCGATCATGCGCTTTTTTAATTCTTCTTTATCTTCATCTGTCGCTGGTTCCATCCACCGGTAAGAGAAAGGCTCAAGATATCTTTTAACAGGCAATTGAATGCCAATTTCAAGATTATACTCAAGTCTTTCGGTCACCCTCGGCTCTTCTATCTCAAAGACTTCTCCAGCGTATCGCCGTCTATCGCCATAGTAACCTTGTTGAGTTGCCCGAACTCTCATAACTATCCTCCTTAAGAAATTGCAAATCCAGAAGCATACGATTGAAATTTATCAATATCCTCGAAAATCTCAGCCGTAAAACTACCAGTCGTCAAGTTGCCATTGGCCGCAGTGTATCGCAACTGAATATACCGATCTTCCCCGAGCAAAATAACACCCGGTTGAATACGAGCGATAATCCTTGTCCCAATCGCAGAAAGAGCTGCGAAAGTTCCAAGTGTTTGCGCCACATTCGGATCTGAGAATGCAGTATCTTCATCTGACTCTAGTGTAACAGTAATCGTCGAATCTGAACCTGCATCTGTCATTGCAACTGCAACGTTAACACCGATATAAAGATTCTCACCTGTCCCGATATCTCGGAACTGACTCAAATCAATATAATTTGTTGACACCGCAGTAGCAGTAACCGCTTGCGCATTTGAAAATTGATTTTGTGCATCAGTAATCATTTTATTCCTCCTTCCTTTTTATTATGATACCACAGCTTCAGTGAGCGTAAGTTGATCTACAATCCGGCATGGAATACCCATGCAAGAAGGTTGAAGTACACCGTCAACAACGTTGTAATTCAACTGACCACCTAACTGAACACTGTCTCTGCGTTGGATGTTTAACATCTCAAACACCGTACGATTCATGTACCATGCAGGAGAGCCCATGCGAATAAATGGAATCCTGTGATAAGCACGAATCATGAGATCAACCAAATCAGCAGCTGAAGATTTCGCTACAAGATTGGAAACGTCAATATTACAAATACGAATTGCATATCTCCAATCCTTAACAACAATGCCACCTTTCCATTGATACCGATCACGGAATGCCCTCATGCGATTCCCGGCGATACCAGCAGTAACTTCTACCGTTTCTTCACCGAGATCCTCATGCACCAATCCGGCTTTACTGCCATTCGGAAAAATACCGTGAATCGTCTCAGGCCCCCACGCAATCAACCACAATGAAGTATTATCCGATCCAGAACCTAGAGCGGAAATTACATTCTGACTGATTGGCGTTGTTGCCGTAAGAGTGGAATATCTAGGAGACAATCCATTAAACTGCTCTGGATTGATACTAGAATTTCCATAAAACACGGTAGACGCGAACTGTTGATTCATCGCTTCGATAAATGGAGTGGCTTCTGACAACCTAAATTCAGCTGTATTACCATTTAACATTGCCAAGTCTTTATCTACTTCAGACCAAGCCTCCAACATGCCAACGCTATCTTCGATCTGAACTGTCGTGCTTTTTGAAGGCTGAATACCTTGATTCAATAATCTCCAATAAGCAGTCGGCAATCCAGTTCTTTGTGTTGTGCGATGTCCTGTCGGTAAATTTCCTTCTTGCCATTGCATATCCAATAGCATTTCATTTCTTTGCGCGAGCAACTCCGCAATAATTGGAATGTTGCCTTTTGGATCTTTCCTCTTGGCCCAATCCAATAGTGTGAGGACATTCCCTCCTAATCCTGCCATAACTAATCTCCTTATTCTTCTTTAGCGTGATTAGGATAAAGTCTTTCAGCCATGCTTCTTTGTTTATCGGTACTTTGAGTACCTTCGACAAATTTACTTTCTGAAAGATATTTTCTCCCGATACGCGAGAAGATTTTTATAAGATACGGATTGTCTCCCAATCTCGCTGTCTTATCTGTTAATATTCGTTTAAACTCGTCGTCTGCAAACATTTCTACTACTCTCTTAGCCATGGCAACACTTTCATCATAATTCTTACCACCAATTTCTTTGTCTGATTTCGCTTGTGTCTGCCATGAATCAGCCAGTTTTGTATAATCATTACTTCTTTCTGACCGATCTTCCGATAACAACTGATTCTGCTCTTCAACGAGTTCCTGCGCTTTTTCGTTTGAGAATCCTTGCTTTCGCGCAAAGGCGGCAATCTTCTCAATTCTCGCGTCACTCAATGGAGAATCTTTCGGTTTCTTTAATTCATATTTTTCCGGTACAACTGGAGCGGGAGCAGGAGTAATGACCTGAGGAGTTATAACTACAGGAGGATCAACTACTGGCGCTGGCGCTACCACTGCTGGCGCTGCCGCTACTTCTTCAGGCATAAAATTCTCCTTTGCTCTCATTAACCATCTTTAAATAAGCATCTGGATCAGCTTCATTCATATCATTCAATAAAAATAAACCGATGTTTCTTTTGCCCTCTCTGAATATGGTATCTTCTGGTTTTCCGCCGATTTCATGACTGATTCTAAATAATCCACATTCAGAAAGTACCCTCCAAAAAAATCGTCTACCAGAGAAACCAGATAATACATTTCGTATGTCATCAATCTCGCGTTTCCGTTGATCCTTGACTGATTTTCCGGCTTCTTTAACTTGTTTTGCATCAGCGGCATTTAAAACTCTTACTTTCTCTTCCATTTTAACCAACCATTGCTGTTACAATTGTTCCACTCGTGTAAGCCGTACAATTTAATCTAGACAAAACAGACTTGCCACGAATAGGATTAAAAAAAGTACCAGAAAAGTTACTATTAAATTTTTTACCAGGAATCCAACGAGTACCATTTAAAGAATGCTCCAATTGAATAGATCCAACCCATGTCCCGGAAATACTAAGAGTTGGAATCCTTTGAGAGTTGGCAGTGATGACAGCGCCCCTGCCATGAGTCGTAAGATTAGCACTTGTCGTAGCACTTGTGAAACTTGTTGATACCGTAGCCATTTTATCCTCCTAACGCCGGAGCCACATTACCAGCATTTCCTTGGTTTATCAAATCGGTCAAGGCATTCTGCCCTGAAGTGTCAGATTGTGAAAGATTTTTAGCAGTTTCTGATCCCTGTTGCAGAGCAGCAAGTTTCTGTGCCGCCGCCTGCTGTTGCGCCCTTTGTTGACGTATCGCTTGAACTTGGTCGTCAGGCACAAGTATCCCAGGAGGTACAGAAGTTGCATCGCCATAATGATCCAAAAGACTATCAAAATTAACCTTGTCACCGGCCTGCGGATTCATCTGCATAGTTTGACCAGTGAACTGAGTAAACCTATCCAAACCGGCCAAGCCAACCGCTTTTTGCGCCTGAGCCATAACAGAGACATACTCCACATCATAATTAGTCCCTTGTAATTCTTGAGGCGGTTTTGGAACTAATCCGCGACGCATCATGATTCTAAATGTCGCATCAATCAAAGGATCGAGTAGATCCTGGTTTAACTGCTCTAACACAGGACCAAGGGCGAGTAATTTCTCCTCTCTTCTTTCCGCAATCTCTGTAGCAGTTATTTCTCGCCTATCAGAGTCAATCATCATTAAGAATAGATCCTCAAAAAATCCTTTCTTAATTCTTTCCTGGTGAGATCCGATATCTTGTAAAATTTCTTGTACACGAGGATTGACTTCATGCGCCGGTCTAAAACCAGCCTTTTCACTTGTTGCGTCCACATAAGTAATGTCGCCAGGTAAAATAGAAGCTTTAGAATTTTTAAGAGAAGATGGTCCAGTCATTGGAGGATTAACCATCTTCTCTATGGCTTGCGCTTTTCTTTTCTGCATAATTTGCAGACCTTTGATATCACCGAGCGAGGTAATGCCAGGACAATCTGTTCCGTAAACATCTTCTCC